GCTTGGAACCGTTCAAACCTTCAAGCAATGCTTCTTTGGTTTCGCCCCAGCGGCTTTCTAATAATTGTTCTGACATTTCTGTCTCCTTTTTCTTTGTTTAGAGGCCTGCCAGGCGCTTGATAGCAATAACGTTGCTGTTGTCATCAGCGTTATCTTCTACTTGGCTACGGGCAGTTTTATCACCAGTTACTTCCGACACACTTTCAACAATCACTTTACGGCTACTTGTTGATTTGCCTTCGGCCAGTACGGCTGGTAGATACTTTTCAAATGCGGCATTCAGACGGGCTGTTTGTACGCTTTCGAGTAAATTACGCATTGTTTCACGCTTCTCTTCGTTGAGAGGTGCGAGCAAATCGTCCAGAGTGTTTTGACGCACATTGGATTCTTTGATAATACGTATTTCACGTTCTTTGGACTCAACCAGAGTTTTTGCTCTCTGTGTGAGTTTGATGGCTTCACTCAATTGATGATCTTTGTGTGAAATCATATCGTGCAGTTTACGAACTTCGGCTTTCTCATTGAGGTGAGTAGCACCAAATTCGGCTGCGTATGCTTCAAAGATACGACGACCAAAATTGTTCTCGCGAGCAACTTGGATGTCTTCATGTAATTGTGTGAGTTCAGCCTTTAGGTGACGGCTAACAGCCTGGCTCATCTTCTCGGCACTTTCCTTAACGAAACGTGTCTTGAGACCTTCCAGTTGGCCACGTGCTTCACGGACTAAACGAACTTTGGTTTCCACCACGTCACGCTTGTCTGTTGCAAATTCTTGAATTTCACGGGCCAATGCATGTACCACAAAAGATTCTAGTTTACCTAGTCCTTCTGTGTGCATCTTACGATCTTTACGCAATTCGCTAATTTCTTCTGCCAATTTTGTGACCATGAAGTTGTTAAATTTAGTAGCATCTTCTTTGATCTTGGTTTGGAACTTAACGCGATCTTCTGCCAATGCCTGCTTTTCAGCAGCCACGGCTTGAACTTCTGCGGAGAGACCTTCTGTTACCATTTTGTCTAAGGCTTCGACCATCACTGACTTGTCATGTTCATAGCGTTGCGCAAATTCCTCGCGGAGTTCTGCGCGAACTTGTTCACGTGCTTCAGTCAGTTTGGTTTCCCAAGCCTCACTGATAGCACTGCGAGTTTCCTCGTTGATCAGTTCACTATCAAGCAATGGTTTAATAGCATCTAGCATGCTTTACTCCTTATATTTTGAGATCTTTGATCAAACGAGTTACTTCGTTCTGCAAATATCTCTGTACCTTGCTGTCCTTACCAGCATCTCTCGCCGCTTCCAAAACTCTATGTCCGTACTTCATGTTGAGAAGTCCTTCGTAGATGGCTTTGGGATAAGCATGTGGGGCGCTGGGTTGAGCAACAACATCGACAGTGACAATTTCAAAGTCACTGACATGTCCGTTGCCGTCGTTCACGTTACCGGAACCACGGCTCGAAACTCCGAGTTTGACACCTGAGTCCAACATGGTCTTGACCAGTTGTCCCATTGGCGTTGGAATAATTCTCAACTTACCATAACCGCAAGGGCCATCCATCCACATTTTGTCAATGGTATGACTCACGCGATCCAAGTTGATTTTGAGATCTTCTGGGTGATCGACTTCGCCCATCACGCTGTAACCTTCTACCACTTGTTTGTTGATAGTGTCCACAGCCTTGGCAATTTCATGCACAGGGTATACACGTTCGTTAGCGTTCTTTACTCCGCCTTCGATACAGATACCTTCCATGTACAAGTTCTTGCCGTTGAAAGGGCCTTTGCCGTCAGGAGCATCCTCGACCAAGACGCGAATCTTGGCCTGATTAAAGTTCAAATGCTCTTGTAAGTATCTCATGACAGATTAGGCCTTTGGAAACGGTGTACGTGTGTTTACACCCGAGGCTTGTGATGTCACTGGTTTTGGTGCTGCCTTAGGACTTTGTACGCCTTGAGCAGGTGAGTTACCTACTTTGCCGATCAAGTCTTTGGTAGTTGGAGCAGGACGACCTTGTGCAGTATCGCCAGTCATTTTAACTGGTTGTGCCATTGCGCCACGTGCGCCGGAGTTGGCAGCAACAGTTGACTTGGTGTCTGTACCAGGTGCTTCCTGTGTAGTAACTTTAGGGTGTACTTGCTTGAGGTTGATGGCTTCTTCCATTGGCATCAAAGCACCTTCAGTTTCAAACTCGTCGTCTTGCACTTCGATGTCTGTCATGTCAGGTGTGTCGCCCATGTCGCCACCAGCATCACCGCCGTCCATCATGGCTTCAAATTCTGCCATGAGTTCGTCTAATTTGTCTTCCAAATCAACCACGCGGTTTTCAAGTTCACCGTCGTCATGTTCGTCTTCGATGTCGTGTGTCATGTCTTTGCCGGCTTGTTCAGCCTCGTCATCAAACTCAACATCGCTGTCATCTTCTGCCATGCCTTGCTCTTCTGCTTCAACATCATCGATCATGTCTTGGGCTTGGCTTCCACCAATGTCTTCGCTCATGTCAGTGTCAATTTCAGTGGGCTCTTCGCCCATGGCATTGTCTTCGTCGAGTTCTTCGTCCATGAGGTCTTCATAGATTGCACGACTCTTTTCCACCACGATTTGGTGGAAAAGTTCTTTTGCTTTGGCTTCTTCATCATTGATCACGTATTCGATCAATTGTTCAAAACGGTTTTTGCTCATTTATGGCTCCTATTAGGTATGTTGGGTAGTTCTGCCCTCATGGCAGATCTATACCTATATTTACTTTAAAGGCAAAAACTTAGCGGTTTATGGTGGGTTTTTTGAATTAAATGACAGTTTTTTTACATCGCAGGCTGTGCTGGCGGTGCATACTGTTTGCGGATCAGTTTGAGTTTTTCTGCATACTCATAGGTCCGTGTGTCATTCATTCGGCGCAGTTTGTTTAACTGCTTGAGAGTGAGTTTGGTTTTACGTAGTTGTCCCAGGTGAGGCTGTGTGTTGTCAGCCGCAACATCTTGGTAGCCTGCTGGCGAACGGTCGTAAATTTCATTCAGTATCATACTGTATTTATAATCCTGCTGGCGATGCTGCCGGTGCACCTGCACCAGGAACGGTACCGCCTACTGTGCCTGCAGGCACGGCTGGCAAGCCTCCTTCAGCACCAGGTGCTTGTAGATTAGCCATTTCTTCGCCGGTGGCAATGTCAGTTTCCATGCCTGCTGGAGTAATACCAATAGAACGCAGATCCTGTCCTTGCGTGGTTTGCAGTTCAGGTTTGTCACGTTCTTCACGCCACATTTTTTCATTTTGTTCAATTTCGTCTTTGCTGAGACCCAAGAAACGCTCTAGCATAAAGCGTTTTGACATGTAAGGCAACTGCTCTAAACTAGTAAAACTGCTGATACGTGATGTGTCCATCTCTGCTTGGCGATAACTGGCAAAGTTTTGTGGAGGATTAAACTTGAGTTGGAACAAGCCAGCGTCAATGTTAAAGCCTCTCCAACGCAGGAACATCTTGAACTCATCATCCAATTTCTGCATGATAAGTGCTTGCAAACGCTCGCAATACTGATTGAATCTATACTCTTGTATAAGGGCTGTGCCTACTTTGCCATCCTGCATTGTGCGCTCTGAATCATCAGGAGCAGTGGGCAAGTAACTTGAAGGCACACGTAAACCACGGGCCATTTTGTTGTTGAAATACTTTAAATCGTCAATTTCGCCTAGATTTTGACCGCCGGGTAGCACATCTACAGAACTGCCACGACCGTCTGCACCTGTGGGAAAGAAGAAGTCTTCGTTGATTGAAAGTGGATTGTAACTTGAATCCATGATGTTGCCACCGCCACCGCCAAATGTAGGAATTCTACGCTGATGCATTTCATTTTTCACACGTTCCACAAACTGCATGGCAAGGTGACTGGGCATGTTGCCCACATCAATTTTGAACACTCTACGCTCAGGAGCACGTTGCACACGATAGATCAACAACGCATCTTCTAGCAGTTCTTTTTGCTTGAATACCTTGAAGATGTTTTCCAAGATTGATTTACCAAACGGCCAGAATGTATCTAGGCCTTCGTTTAGACTCATATGCACCACGTGCTTGGCATCAATACAAGTTTCGTTCACAGCACGACTGAAACGACTGGTTCCTGTCATGGCTGTGTTGGGCTGAGTATATCCACCGCCTTGACTGTAACCACCGCCTGTGGGTGGGTTGACCATGAAGTCTGTGGTGGTTTTTGCGGCCACTGTCAAATTCTGGAAGTTAGGGTTGATGTCACGAATGATATACTGCTCAGGACGCTTGCCTTCAGACTCGTTCACAATCACTCTGCTGACTTTGCTCATGTCTACCCAGTACATTTCAAATGTTTCTGGATCACGCACAAAGATTTGATCTCCGTATTTGATGGTATTGCGGAACAGTTTAAAAATGCGCTGATCTAGTTTGTTGAGTTTGGTCCACTGTTGCATTTGCTTGCGGATAATCTCAATCTCGTGATCAGTGGGGTCATCTGAGTACTGTATTTCAAATGGTGTGTTGTTGTCATCGTTGAGTTGCGTGGAAAACTCAGCAATTATGTCTAAACAGGCGTTGACTTCAGAGTCAGCATCCATGTTCTCATATTGGTTGTAGCGTTCAATTCTGTTGGGGTGTCCAGAATATACTTCTGGTAGTCGTGACGCATAGTTACGAAACGCAAAGTCTGTTTGAGCCGCGTTAGATCCGCGGCCATCGTTCTTGGGATATCCGGGCAAGCCCGAATCTCTACCGCCCGAAATAGGGCTCATCTGACCTGAGAGGTCAGCCACTTTGAAATACTTACGCCATGTTCCTTGAGCGGATTTATTTGATGAGTCAGCCATAGTGTATTATTTATCGTTAACCACGTGAGGCCTGAAGTATCTTGGAACTT